CTACCGGTATCCCATGTATCAGCCATATTTAATAGCTAACTAAAATATTATAGACTACCGCCAATACCAGTAGCGATATCTCCAGCTGTTCTCTGAATAGCTTCACCTACACCTACTAGACCTCCACCGGCTGATTGAATTGCATTATCATAGCGTAATGTTAGTGCAATAGTTACTGCTTCGTTAGTTGCATAGTTCAATGTGTTATAGTTTGCTGTTTGTACAAAGCAACCATATAATTCCCATGTTTCTAGTACAACAGGACCTTGAGTTCCATTTCCACCATCTAATATTTCAATATTAGTTTGGAATTTATAATCTTGACCGCTTGCTGCACTTGCTTGTTCAACAAAGTCCATTTGCTTCTGTAGTTGTTGTCCTACTAAAGCAGATACTGTGCCTGATGCATCATCACGAATGTTTATAGCAAGTGTTTGCCATGTTGCTTTGCCTGCCAAATACATAGTTGAGTTATATATTGGTATTGTTATTTCTTGAAATTGAACTTGTGGTCTAGCGCAGTCAATAACTTGTTTAGTTAGACTTACAGTATCCCCAACGGTCCCAAAATTTAAGAAATTTACTCTAAACCTAAATTGTAATTTAGGCATTAATAAGCCCTGATTGCCGCCGGCATTATCAGATGCTACTGTCATGTTGAACAATGATTGTGAGGCTGTTGCCATTTTATGTTTCTCCTGTTAATATTATTTATCTTAAATTAAAGATAACCCCTTTCGGGGTCATCTTATAATGATGCTATCTCACCTGTGTTTAATACTCTGACTGGAATATAGATGAATTCAGCTGCCTTGACTGGTTCAATTGCTACATCTACCCATAATTCATTTCTATCTATTCTTGCAGGAGTATTGTTGGACTCGTCACAAATTACAAGATAATCGTATATACCTCGTTTTGCAACTAAATCAACCATCAACGTTTGTATAACTGCTTGAATTTGATTACGTGTTAGTGCATCATTTGGTTCAAATACGAACGGTCTTGCTGCTAATTCTAGTTGTCTACGAACAAACGCAATCAATCTAGCAACATTGGTTCTATCTAATGCACTAGAACTATCGTAGCTTGTCTTGTTACCGTAATTTAATAATCCAACACCAGTAAAGAATACTAATGGATTGATAAAGTTAATATACAATACATCACGAATTCCTAAACGTGTCTTGATAGTTATAAATTCACCTGTAGTACTATCTAAGTAACCAATGTTTGTAGCATTGTCAATATTACCTCTACGTGTACCTGCTGCTGCTAACCAAGGGTAAGCAATTGTGTCATTGCGTAAGAAAGTACGCAACATCATATGACTTGCCGGAACTGCAACAATATTACCTGACAAGTCAGAAGTCAATCCACTTGGATAGAATAGACCTAAGTAAGTATTACGTGTTACACAACCTTCTTCACCTGTACTTGTAGCACCTGCTGCATTAGTTGCCCATGCTTGAATCGCTGTAGCATCTGCTGGCAATCTCATTGGAGTGTCACCTAAGATGTATGCTGTCTCACCACGATCTGCATTCAATACAACCATGTTAGGTTGTAGTTCTGGATAGTTAGGTGTAGCCATCAAGTTAAAGAAGTTATCTTGATCACGTAAATCAGTATTAGTATCAATAGCTGAACGTAATGCTTTTACAACCATTTGACGTTGTGCTTTACGACCCATGTATGGACTACCATTACTTTGTAAACCACTTACACTTAACCATGTTGCAGTCTCATCTGGTAATGTATCGTCTGGATATTTTGTACCAGTGAAGTAATTTAATTGATACTCTTTGACATTGTATCCTGAACGGCGTGTGTTGAACAACAACATACCTGTTGGATATAGTGCAGGATCGGGTGCATCTAAATCTAAATAGTCACTAGTTAAAAGACTAGTGATTGTTGGGATAGGATCGTCAACTATATTAGTTACACCATTTGTTGCCCAACGTGCATCAGCAAACAATACCCCAGTCGAACTAGTTTGATTACTGTTGTCAATCAATACCCACATATCCATTTGGCTAGTAGAATCATATTGCCAACGACTGATAACTGGATAATTTTCTAATGCAGCAGCACTTGTGTCAATCCACAAATCACCGTATACTAATGCTGTATCATCACTTTGAGTAGTCGGTTCAGTAGCACTAACTATAGGACCATTTGGATCTGTTGCATTTACGCCTGTAAACGAAGGGAAACCATTGGTATCATAATTTACGTTTTTGTAACCATTCCATTGACCATTTGCTTGAACCATGATATCAACTTCATCAACAACGCTATAGTACCATGGTGTTCCATTTGCTGGATTTGCAACTGGTGCAATCTCATTGATTGTATATGTTAAATCTTCCCAATTACTTATTTGTGTACTATACAATGTAATTGCAGTTCCAGAAACTAATGTGACAGCAGTAACACCACCACTACCATTTACTGAAGCAACTTTAACTACTACATCATTTGTAGTAGTTGCGCCGCCTAATAGTGCTCCGCTTACTGTTAACGTATTGCCAACTGCATAACCTGTACCTGCTGTTGTTACTCCGGCGCCAGTAATTTGATAACTATTATACACGGTTGTACCAATGTTAACTGTACAATTTGAACCAGCACCGCCTGTAGTAGCTATGCTAGTAAACGTAGTTGGGAATGAAGGTCCTCTTTTAACGTAATTAGTAGTACCAGCTATAAATCCAGCTTGAAGTAAAATACCAGCACTTTTTCCTTTATTAGCACCTGATGTTTGTATATAATCATTTAGTACAATTTGTCCACCTTCAGTATGAGTCAATACCACTGCACCGTCGCCATTAACTTCAGCAGAAGTATATTGTATATCTTGTGCAGACCATGCTGTTACAAAATCTGTAGGGGTGCAATTATCCGAAATAGTCACCGTGTAAGTAGATGATAGTGATGAACTATTTGGAATACTTGTTTGTACATATAAACTAGCTGAACCTAAACTATAATTTAGATTAATAATAAAATCAGTTTCAGTTCCTATAGCAATTGTAGGGCCTGTTTCCCCTTTAATATACATCTCTGTAGGTGAACTTAAAAAGACCTGGCCTCCAGATGAAGTAGCTAAGGAATTATATTGTCCGTAAATAGTTCCTGCTGGAATAGCTTGACCACCGGTTGCATCTAAACTAGAATCAATAGACCAATCATTTGATGCTAGGTTAACCGTTTGCGCTGTCCAAGCAGCAGTTACTGCATTGTATTTTGATATTACAGGATTTAATCCCATGCCGTTCGCACCAACTTTGATCCAAACTGAACCAGTTGGATGTGGATATTGTTGACTGCTTGTCCATAATGGCATTTCTGCTGAAGTTCCATACTGAACCTGCGGTTGATAATAGATTCCTGTCTCTATTCCTAAATCTTCTAATACTGTGCCTGTCTCACTGACGATTTCAAGATATGGGTTATCACTTTCATTTTGCATTGAATTTATTACTAATTTACCAGAAATATTTCGTGCTTGTAGGAAATAATAATTCAAGTTATTAATAGCTGTTACAAGTCCGGTTACAGTATTATTAGGACCTGCAGGAACAGTAACAGTAATATCAAATAATCCATTAAAATTCATAACAAAACTGTCACCTGCATTTAATGTAGGGTTAGAATTTGTTGCTTGGATAGTTGGCCATGAACGTGCCCAATTTCTAGAACCCAATACTGTCCAGAAATTAAATATAGTTTTATAAAAATATTGATTGCCATCTCCATAGCCTGAACCATAGTTAGGAACAACACAATAATCACCTATGTTTCCAATACTATCTAATGGGAATCCTTGAAATCCACCTGATAGATACGCTGCATCATTTATAATGATTGGGGTTTTTTCAGTAAATGTACCAGTAGTAGCATTGAATTGATAAATTCCATACGTACTAGTAGTTATATTTTGCCAGTATTCATTAGCAGTCGGCGCTCCAGATGGACGAGCAACTGTGCCTACAAAGGCTGCTAAATCAATATCTGCTCTTAAGCAATATACACGATTGGTAACACCAAGCGCAGAATAAGCAGCTAATAAGCCATATTCATTTAACTCGTAACCTTGAATAGGTGTTCCATTTGTCGTTGTATAGAAGAAAGGAACACCATAGAAATCTGCCAAATCTTTTTGACTTGTGATTTGATATAATTTTCCTGCGTTAGCAGCAGTAGTACCAGCAGCTACACCAGTTCCAGACGGATTTGATTTATTTTGTGCTGTTGCGAAAACTACTAGCGGTACTGAATTAGTTGCGGCTGGTAAGTATTGACTTTGGTCAATGATTGTTACTTGTACGCCTGGAGATGTTAATGCCATTTTATTTTTCCTTTAGTAAAATTATGAGGTTTACAACCTGATTGCATACTATTATTTATGATTAAATTAAAAAAAGTCGGTATTACTAAACCTTCGAAGGTTCGATAAATACAGTATGCTATTACAACGTCCTATATGCAAGAAATGTAACAAGAACCATGCAGCTATAAACTATAAGCGCGGTGAGGTTACACATTATAGAAGCATATGTGATGAATGTGGTAGGAAAAAGAATAAACTAAAACCACGCAAAGCCAATTGGACTAAGAGTGGTTATAAGAAAAAAGCCACATGTGATTTATGTGGCTTCAAAAGTCTATTCCCTACACAGATAACTGTGTTTCATATTGACGGGAACTTAGAGCATATAGAACATACTAACCTACGCAGTATTTGTCTAAACTGCGTAGAAGTAGTTAAGAAGAAAGATGTTATTTGGCGTCGGGGTGATTTAGAGATTGACTATTGACGATTTCTGCTATCTTACTATACAATTCATCAATCGTACTATTATTTTCTACGATATAATCGTAATTTAACCCTACACTGCTGTATTCACTAGCATGAATTTTTAGTCTATCTAGTTTAGATTTGCTTACTGACCAACTACTATTCCCGTTTGGTCCTTTATTATAAGCAACCGCAGCATCGTACCATTTTGGGTCAGCACCGCGCTTAACTCTAATTGCTATACCATTGGCATTTTTGATAGCAGCGACTTCATTGTCAAACCTACAGTCTGTGATTACGATATCTTCTTTTGAGTTTAGTAGTTTATGCTCTACGCTAGCAACCCAGATATCATTGTGAAAGTGATTGCGACAGACATCTGTTCCCCAATATTGTAGTACCCATCTTGGAGTGATGTCCATTCCTAAACGATTACTCCACCACTCGTCACGCTGTTCACGCCATGCTCTACTAGCTTTTGTTGTACCTTCTAAGTATTCACGGTCCCAACCAAAGACACTTGCGACTGCATCTTTAAGACTAGCAGCAAAACTAACTCGTTTGAACCCATGATGTGTTGTGAGATAGTCAGCAATTGTGTCTTTGCCTGAACCAATTAAACCAGTGATACCAATAATCATAAAAGAAAACTCCTGTAACATACTTATTATATTACATTAGTGTGAAAAAGAAAAGTGTTTAGGTTAACCCTGTACCCATGTCAATGGCTGACTGTAATCAACATACTTCTTCAATTCTTCAATCAGTAATTCCATCGCAGCCTTACCTTCTGCTTTCATAGCAGTACCATTCAATGTTGTGCCGCCACCTGGACCAGCGATAGTACCAAATTTCTCACGTGCCTCACCAATGATAAGTTTAAGATTAGCTAAGATAAAGTCACCAATCCAAACGCCAGCACCTGGATCCTGTAGTAATATTTCTTCTGTCTTTTGTACATCAGCCCATATCAATACACGCTCACCAGACCCTTTAGGGTCACGAACGATACGCAACACTTTGGACACTGGGTTGAATGTATAAGTTACATAACCGCCGAACATACGTGCTGCTAACTCAACATAACCTGCATAGAAGTCATACGTTGCCATACCACCTGCATAGTTATAGTTTAATAAGTAGGTATTCAAAATAGCACTACTAAACGGATCGAATGAACTAGAACTAGGGCCAGTCTCTAGACCAATCGTTCTACGGAAAATACTACGTACATTGATAAACTCAGCGGGAAGAGTATATGTATCTACATTTTTTTCAATAGTCATCAAGGTATAAGATTCTTCTGTAGCGGCTTGTGCCCGTTGACGATAGACCTTAATAGCGTAGTTGTACGCTGCCTCGTAATGTTGAGGGTCCAATTCTAAATCAATAATACCGTCTCCCAAACGAAATCTGATATTGTTGAATAATCCCTCTTTTAACTCATCTAAGTTTAACCCTGCAGGGGTAGAAAGAGGACTAGCAGTTGGATATGTTGACATAAGTGTTACCTAATAATACTATTTATCAGGCAACTTATGGATTGGGAGATTTGCCTTTCATAAACCTCAGGAAAGGTATTTCAGTTTCATCTATAAGCCGTGTTCTACCATCAAGGTGAGTGTATCCGTGTTTTGATTCTTTTTCGCAAACTGGACACAACCACCTTTCACCTAGATATAAGATTAGCCACACATGGCAATCGTCACAACTAGGACGACCTAAACCCATTACAAGTCGCCGTCTTTGCGATTCTCGCTGTAGAATGCATCAAACTTTCCACCAGGGTAGCGACTTTCTAACTTGCGTACATTTTCAGCAATCACTTCGTTAGGGTCTAGGTTCAATGCACGACATGCATTAATCCAGTACCACATAACATCACCTAATTCCCGTTTCATGTGGTAAACGGCTTCATCATTTAGTGCTTTTCCTTGAAAAAGAATCTTTTTGGGCACTTCGATAAACTCACCACTTTCTGCGGCTAATCCGAAACAGGCTGTGATTAGTAATGGGATGTTGACATCAGGTCCATGTTTCAATTCACCGTCAATCACTTCATAGTTAGCATCCAATCGGTCACAAGTATCTATAAACGCAGTCAAACTAACACTAGGGTTACTAGTAACTGCCGCTACAAACTCCTGATATTTATTCAAATCAATATTCATACATAATCCTTAAACATTTGTTTTCTACCTTCTTCACCTAATGTGCTGTTAAAAATTTCATTTGTACGCTGTAGCATACAACAGGCTAGCATCAGCATCTCATTCCTGTCATCAGTCAATTCTATTGACTTGTCAATCAGGACCATTATCTCATCCATTCGGACTTTTACATTTGCTTTATTCATTATATTATTCTTAATCAACGGGTTTCAGTTCAGGATTTAGTTGTGCATCCACTTCCATTCTAGTCTTGCCCATACGCACTTCGTCAAAGTAAACAATTTGCGTTGGCATTACATTGGGATGCTCTCTAGAGACAAAGCTACGATAGATGCCGTACTTCAAATAGAAATTATCAGGCCTAATTATCATTGGATTGTCAATAGTTCTTTCCAATTTACCATTAATGTATATCTCAAGAATTCCGTTCTCTTTGGTAGATTTGAAATGTACAACCACATCAGTCCACTTACCACGCAATGCATCTACAGTTGTTATTTTTTCAAATTCGCCTTTGGTTACCAGTGTCGGTAAATTGCCGCTAAACCGATGATAAGTCGTACCAAAGGAATTTCCAATAGTTCTAATCTGCAATAAAGGGGGCGCAGTTATAGTACCTCCAATATCACGTGCCCGAACGCTACTTCTCTGGTGAATTTGACCGATAGTGGTAGTCACTCTTTCTGCTGACTTGTAATCTTCCGGGATGTAAAAACTCCAACTAAACCAAATATCCGATTCGGGGTAGAAGTTGTTAAGTACTTTTATTTCAGACCTTTCCCGATCATTATCACAATCACTCCATCCTGGATCGTCATTACAATCACCTTTGCGTACCTCAAAGCGTTGTGCTTTCTCTCCTGCACGAACTGGATCGGGAGATAAAACTTTTTTATAGCCCCAACTTTTTGTATTTAATGAACGCTCAACCGCAAGACCTCCGCAACCGCTGAGTTGCGCTATAATACTAAACAATATGCTATATTTAACAATTAGATTTTTCATATTAAAATGCTTTCAAAATAATCATGTTCTCATTAAATCTTCCGTTAGGTACTGCACCGACTGCTTTGATATCTTTGAAATACTTACGTGCCGCGGGCTTGCTTCCCATGACTTCTTTAATTTGCTCACCAGGCTTACGTAGTGTTTTCATTTCACTAGTATTTGCATCGAACCCTAGCAAGGTATTACCTTTAACACTGAACACTTTGCTGTACTCGTCAGCAATATAGTGATGCAATTTACGCTTACCCGTATCATAAACCCACGCCTCACTCGCACCGTGAAGTTTTGTAGGATGCACACTTACTAAATCAAGTTTGCTTGCAACGTCCTTGAACAACTTCAAGTATTTCAGTTTAGCAACAATCTTCTCAACAGGGATTGCTTTGCGTTTACGCGGAGCCTTGCTTGCTTTCTTGATGCTGATGTAGCTGTTTAAGTCACCTAGCACACCGTCAATGAATTTTAGGATATTGCGAATCTGAATCTTACCTAGAAACGCATAGCCCTCTTTCAAAGACTCGTCACCGTCACTTAGTCGCTGGAATTCATCTTGCTTGCGTTTCCAGATTTCAACAATGAGTGGGATATGTTGAGGCATGACATTGTATTTTGCAACAATATCAACTGTCTTTTCTGACGCTTTGCCCTTAGTGACAAAATCGTCAATCATCCCTTCCATCTCACCAGCAGCATCTTTTGCTTTCTCACGCAATACTTCCTGAATGTTAGGACGTGTTGATACCACTTCTTCTTTGACAATACTAGTTGCGCTAGTTTTTGTTTCAGTCGTGGTTAGTGTTTTCAGTAAACGCTTAATGTCGTTTTGTAGGGTGAGTTCCTCATGCTCGGTCAATTCTAGACCGCGCATAGTCATGCGTGAGACCCAGCACAATGTTAGCAGGAATTCGCTTTCATGTACTTTTCTAAGTTGCTTGGCTTCGTCTGTGCGTTTGTTGTAGTCAAGATATTGGCACAATAGTTCTTTTGCGTCTTTTTTACTATAGAATCGGTTATACCATGTGAAACTTCTAGCAAGTGCAGAGAATCGTTGTCCATCATCGGGCTGTACCGGGAAGACAGGTTCCTCTCCCATATACTTTGTATCAGCATCACGGGGGTTTAATGCTTTTACAAAGTGCTCGTCTGATTGCTTGCGTGTAGCCATAGAATACTCCAAAGTTTCAATTGAATGTGTATTGTAGCACAAAGACCATTTATTGTCAAGTTTCTGGGTAATACGCAGTCAAGTCTATTTACGATAAATAAGTTATAAAGTGAAATAACCATGCCTAGATTAAGCCTTTGGCGTCCCAATAAAACGAACGATTACAACTTTTTTGATAGAACAATATCAGAACAGTTCACCGCAGGCGCCACGGATTTGTATGTACATAAGTATATGGGTCCCACAAATCAAGGTCCGTCTATAGATTACACACAACCTGAATACGATGTGTTAGCACCGACTAATATACAAGACTTGTTATTCTTGGAAAACCGTGATAGAACTTACGACCCAAATATCTATCGCTTACGTGGACATTACAATGTACAGAATCTAGACTTTGACTTAAGTCAGTTTGGATTGTTCTTAAACAACGATATCATATTCATCACGGTACATTACAATGATATGATTGAATTGATTGGTAGAAAACTGATGGTAGGTGATGTAATTGAGTTACCTCATTTATTAGATTATAATCCATTGAAAGAAACCATACCAACTGCATTGAAACGATTCATGCAGATTACCGATGCTAACTTTGCAAGTGAAGGATTTAGTCCAACTTGGTTTCCGCATCTATGGCGTATAAAGTGTGAACCACTAGTTGATAGTGAAGAATTTAGTCAGATATTAAGTGCTCCAATCGACCAAGATACTTATTTAGGTATATGGGATAAAGATAAAACATATCCAGCAGGATACGTGATTACATTTGGTGACAAAAATTATAAATCATTAATTGATGTTCCTGTGGGTATTATGCCACCTGATCCTACATATTGGCAATTAGATACAGCAAGTAATCTCAAAGATATTCTTGCTACTTACAACAAAAATATTGAAATCAATAATGCAGCACTACAAGAAGCACAAAGATTGTTACCTAAATCAGGATATGATAACAATAACTTATATATTGTACCTACATATGGTGAATATTCAAGTAATGATGTTCCATCAAGAGCCATTAACAATCCAGCGCCACCGGTAGGTGTTAATATTAATTCAGCAGGTGCACCTAACACAACAGGCACTGTTATGATGATGAGTAATGCAAATTATAGAAATGCCAGTCCAGTTATTAGGATTTCTAAATCTACGATACAAAGTATTTGGGATCAAACTGCGGACATGGGGTATGAACAGTTAAATGTATTTAACACAGTTAATTTAGAAGTATTAACTCTTGCACCAGTCAGAACAGATACTAATTCAGGACCAGTTAGTGGTGATAGAATGCTAACAGCATATTCAATGGGACAAATAACTGGGCCATATGGTACTGCTGATAACACTTATGCAACGGCTGATGCTAATCCAGAACTACCAGGGTTCACTGGAACTATCAGTACACAAATGGATTGGAGAGCAGATTGTGATCCTGCATTCCAATTTATTGCTCGTAGCAGCCCACGCAGCTTCGGCTACACGACAGGATATATGGATGGGAACGGACAAGCACCAAACGGGTATCCAACTGGTGCAGGCATAAGTTTCCCGCAGAATCCACAAGTAGGAGATTACTTCTTACGAATTGATTATTTCCCTCAATTGCTTTATCGCTGGGACGGCAAACTATGGGTAAGAATATCTCAAAATATAAGAACAGAATCTGGATTCACTGCGGCCAATCAATCACAACTATCTGGCTTTATTAATAACAATGCTGAAACACAACTTACAAATGGTACGTTTGTTCCACAACGACAAGCATTGTCAACTATTTTAGGATTGACACCAGACACCTTACCCCCAGTAACTTAAAGAGTATATAATGGCAGAATTTTTTTATGACAATCAGATACGCAGATTTTTAATACAGTTTGCGAAAATATTTAGTAATTGGCAAGTTACTAAAGGCAAAGACCCTGCAGGTAATCCTATCATAGTTAGAGTACCTATTATGTATGGTGATAGCAGCAGACAAGCAGCCACTATCATTGCTAATAATAGTGCTAGCAATCTACCGAGTGCGCCGTTGATAACTTACTACATTACTGCATTAGAGTACGATCAAAAGCGCACACAAGATCCTACCTTTGTTGATAAGATATCAGTTAGACAAAGAGCATATAATAGTGAAACACAACAATATGAAACTACACAAGGACAAGCATTTAATGTTGAAAGACTAATGCCTGTACCATATACGTTGAGACTTAATGTAGATTTTTGGACAACTAACTATAATCAAAAATTAGAATTGATCGAACAATTAGGAACATTGTTTAATCCTGCATTAGAGATTCAGAGTACAGACAACTTTATTGACTGGACAAGTCTTAGTGTTGTATATCAAGATGGATTGACTTTTAGTAGCCGTACTATTCCACAAGGCCCAAATAATCCTATCGATGTCCTAACATGGAAATTCTATATACCAATATGGTTGAGTACTGCTGCTAAACTTAAAAAGTTTGGTGTTATTGAAAAAATATTGGCAAGTATTTTTACCTCAACTGTATTATCTGATATACAAAATGATGATTTGTTAGTAGGAACTAGACAAAAAATTACACCATATGGATACAAAATATTATTACTTGGTAATACACTACAGATATTACCTCAAGCAGTTGTGTTTGACCCAAGTAATTTTAACTTAGAATTACCTGTCAATCCTAATACTGATGTATACTGGTCTAGTGTATTAAACGTATATGGAGCTATTAAACCAGGCATCAGTCAAATTTGGTTAGAGAATCCATATATGGACCATGAGATTGTAGGTAATATTGTACCTAATCCCAATGATGATAGGTTGCTTATCTATAACATTGATCCAGACACATTACCGCAAAATACATTAGACCCGGTTGATGGTGTTATCAATCCTCAACTAACAGGTCCAAATTCAGGTTTACCGGGACCAGTTAACGGTCGTAGATACTTACTTGTCGATAACATAGGTTCACCGGGTGATAGTACAGTTGCTTGGGGAGACTTAGTAGCTTTTGCTAATGATATTGTAGAATACAGCACGGCCGATGCAGCTTGGTTTGTTAGTTTTGATAGTTTAGCTACTACTCCAACTACACTAGAATATGTAACTAATTTGACTACAAATGTTCAATATCGTTTTGTCGATGGTACATGGATGAAGAGTTACGAAGGATGGTATAATGAAGGTGATTATTCTATAGTCATCTAATACTGTGATAAATCATAGTATGAGCAACCAATCCGCAGGCGTTTTCTTTTATAGCAATAAAACAAATCGTTACCTATATCTATTAAGAACAGACAATAAGAATCCAGGAAACTGGGGAATTCCTGGTGGAAAAATAGAAGATGATGAAACTCTCTTTGAAGGTATCACCAGAGAGTGTACGGAAGAGATTGGTTTGTTTCCGAATAAAGCAAAATTAATACCTATACAGAAATTTATCAATCACACTTTCACATATCATACATTTTTTTGTGAAGTAGTTGATGAGTTTGTTCCCATACTGAATGAAGAACATTGTGGCTATGCATGGGTAGGTGATAATCAATATCCTAAACCATTACATCCTGGATTGTTTAGCACAGTCAATTTTGATGTTGTGCAATCTAAACTAAAGACACTTACAAAAAAAGAGACCTAAGTCTCTTTTTTTTATTTTACCAATGCTGATAATGTAGGGAAGCCTAAAGAGCCGATCACTACACCGGCCCCCATTAGCATCCATCGCCATTTCTCAAGTGCTGATACTTTATTAGCTAACTCAGTATGTTCTTTGATATCTTGCTCACGCATAGATTTCAACATTTTCCTAGTTTCTTCTGCACTAGATTCAATCATATCATGTAGTGCTTTCACATCCAATTTAAGTTCCCCAATTTTTTCTTCAAGGCTCTTAACTTGGAACTGAAGTATTGCTATCTCAGTTTCAGGTTGCATCTTACTTGCTGCGGTTGCCATGATTATGCACTCGCAATAGTAACTAATTCATAAGGTTGACCGTTATCTGCATTAGCAACTGCTGCTGTATTGAATGTTGCAAATATTGGAGCAGCATTTTGGAACACGATATTACCAGTAGCGATTGGGCCTGAAGTAGCAGTAAACAACTCACCTGTGTGGTCGGAAAGACTTTGAACTGTTTGAGTAGCACTATTAGCATATGTAGCAAGGATACGCATTGTGTTTGGTGTCAACGCTGTATTTGCAAGATTTGCAGTAAAGCATTGTGCTGTCAAACCACTTGTTGAACCTGTTACTAGATACTTTTGTTTACCTTTTTGACGAACAATGTAACCTGCTTCATCATTTGCATAAACAAATGCTGCATTACTTGCGATAACATTTGCATTAGCTGTTAATACAACACGATTCATAATAGCATTTCCGGTAACACTTGCGTTAGCTGTAAGCTGAACTGGTGATCCACCTTGATCAACAGAAACTGTAAATGCAGCAGCATTAGCAATAGTTTTAACAAAATATGTTGTA